GCAATCCTCATAGATGGATTTACTGATGTAGTTATTTATGAAGCGTTTAGCTTTCCTTTGAGGCGAAAGAATTAATCGCCGAAAAGGTAAGCTGCGAAATGATTAAATATCTGCGAATGTTAAGTGTTTCTGTTTCCGCTAAGAATAAAGAGCAACCGAAATAAGAAGCGGAACGAAACACGGTTAAGATGCTACATGAAGTTTTGCTTCTGATTGGTACTCAATCGTGTTTCAATTCTGCAATACTCTTATCAGTCGGACATACTTTTTCATAATATTTTTTTAAGCCTTGAAGTTCTTCACCACATGCAAAGCAGCTGCAATTCTTTGTTTCAAGTTCTTTTATTCTGAATAATAATTCTGCTTTTACAAATGCTACATAGTCTTTTTCAGACTTTTCAATATTTCTAGCAAATAATCTTGAATAAAACTTCTTCTTTCTCATAGTGCTCAAATGTACACTATTCTAATATTTTTTACAAAGTTAATGAGTGAAGTGAATGGAGCGGAATGTAGCTTGTCGAAAAGTAGCGAAATGAACGTAACGAATTATCTTTGGTAAGAGAAAGAAACATATTCGGATTTACTGATAAGCAATGTTGACCTTTTTGTTTCAGAATTGATCGCTATGCGAGTGGATCCCGGATCAACCGGGAATCCACGTTTTTAGAGAAGTCAACTTTGCGGAATGACTAGAAAACACTTTTGTGGAATTGTTTTAGGAAGAGGAGGGAGAGCTGAATTTAATTCATGACGAAATAAATTTGAGAGAAAGAATATATCGAAACTTATTGTTATACAAACAAGGAAGTATCTTTCTTTGCGGTTTAAGTGTGTTAGATGTATTATTAAAACATTTATAACCATTATGAACTAGAATTAATTGAGATGAATTTCTTTAACTTGTAGTAATATGAAAAGTAAGAATATGCAATAGTTAAAAACGATAGAATGCCAACGATTATTGTAGAGGTAATGAACCAATCTATTGCACAGAAGGTAAAAAATAAATTCAATTTAATTATATAACTAATTTGTAATGTTACTAGTACAATTGGAAAAATTATAAAGAAATTAGAAAGAAAACTCGGCAGCCATTTATGCCAATGTTGCAAGGAGTTAGATTTGCGCGGATCGTAACTGCTCGGGAAAATGTTATTATCGCCAATTATACGTGCATATGTTCTAATTTTCGCGTTAATCGTTTGATCACGACGAAAATTGTAGGCAATGCTTAGAACGATCAACGCACCAAAGACTAATAATATCTGACTAATAATAGCAATAAATGATAATTCGATATAATCAAATTCAGTCGTTTTATGATATACATAAGAATAACCAATAATGACCGAACCAAGGAAACCAAATATTTTCAGAAATGATTGCTCACGTACTCTTTGGTTTTCTGCAAATTGTTTATGGAAACCAAGTAAAAGCTCTTTTTTTAACTGGGACTTTGAATCTTCTTTCTTTTTCATTAAATGAACCTCATTTTAAAAAACTAATATCCATAACATTATTCAAATGATTTTAGAAATTTTATATACTCCGGTGGTAAATTTGCTTCCTCAGAAGATTGAATTATCAAGTTTAAATAATCTGAATCTGGTTGGAAGTGCGAGCCTTCAGGATAAGAAATGTAAATATTCGAATTTATGACAGACCCATCAAGAAGATAAACATCATACTTTTCTCTATGGTAAGCATTCGTGTCCTCAATTTTATCAAGGTGTTGAAGATCTGATGGGTTTAATTCCCAAAGGACACCATAAACTTTATGGTTCTCTTTTTTTGAAACACTAGCAACACCACCGTTCCGATATGTGCCTTTACGATTAAAACAAAGCGCGTGATTTAATAAAACTGCTATGCCAATTTTTTTAGCAGAAGGACATCTTTTTAACATTTGAGTATCACTTACATTTGAGCCGTAAGCAAAATAATACTCCCTTTCAAAAAAGAAAGACTCAATATCAGAGACAGTATTTAATTTCCGACAATTACGAGAATCCATAAGGTCAAATATTTTTTTTCTAAAATTCATAGCTATATCTATTCTGTTATGAATAAACAATGCAGTACTTGCCATATTTATACTATCTGTTTCTGATCCAACTATATGAAGATTCTCAATCATTAGTTCAACAACACAATAATTGGGTTCTTCGGGATCAATTGAACAGATACTACCAATTGGTGACATATTATGCTTGTCAAGTACATATAATTCAAAATTAGTATCATAACTATTCTTTAAACTAATTAAATGTTCAACCCATTCTTTACTACATTTATAGTCTGTTTGAATTCTTACGACTTTTTTCCCTTGAGATAATATATATGAAAAAGCGCTGGTTAATTCCGTAGCAAGATTTCTTGATTCAACATCTTTCATGGAAAAACCTTCACCCGTTATATAAACACAATTTCTTGTATTTTTAATAAGAGTGAGAAAGTAATCGTAAAATTCTTTATTGTACGATTGACCCTCTGGAGGTTCAAATATTTTGATTTTATTTTTTTCTTTTATTAATTCTTTCTCGAGATGTTTATCACTTAAATACTTTTGGTAATAAACACCTAAAGCTCCCGACAAAAGAGTTGCGACGATTAATAATATTGTAAAAATTTCCATACGCCCTCCATAATATTTAATAATAAGGTATGACAGCGTGTTATTCCGCAGTAACGGGACAGGTTGTTAAATATCCAGTAACGCCGATTTATTTTAATAATGATTTACAAAGAACTATTTTTATAGAAACTTATTTCATGTAATAACTATATCCGCTTGTTCAACCCGCAGTGTTTTTGATGCGGGGACTTTTTACTTATTAAAGATGTTATACCGTTTAATGATATCTCATAAATTCTCTTTGAATAATTTTATTGCTACAACAATATCGTTATTTGTTTGTTGATTTAGTGAAAAATATTCTTTAGCAAATTTATTTAATTCTCTTAGACGAAAATGAAATGAAATAAGAACTTTCCACTTTGCTGATTTAAAATCATTTTTATTTTTTATAAAGAATTTCATTCTGACGAAAAATACTTCATAGGTAATAATAAGTGCCAAAAGATACATAAATGGTATAAACAGGAATGTTAAGATTGGTGGAAGAAGAAAATTTGACAGATTAGTGATATTGGCAAAACCGTTAAAATCTTTCATAATTTTATATAATGCAAAAATAAGTATTATTAAACCAACAAATGAGAATACCCATTCTGTGAACTTTTTAACTTCACGATACTCTTTATGTGCTTTCGAATATGCACTAACTAGGACGAATAATAGAAGTATCGGAATAAATATTAATTCCACAATCAAATTGAATGTGTAAAGTGCAGTCACAAATTCTAAAATCACAATTAATCTTAGGTTATCCTTAAATATATTCTTGAAATAATTTCTGTCTTCATTTACTTTATTTGCATTAAATAGTGAGGTAACTGCGACACCCAAATACCAGAATATAGTTTCTTTAAGTAAACTAAATTGCCACACTCCTAATTTTTGTAAAAGTATGAGAAGTGAAATAACGTAAAAAGTCATAATTAAAAAAACAACAAATATCTTATTTTGGAAGAATACTTTGAATAAATTGTCTACTGAGGAGCGAACATCTTTTTTTAGTAAAACAAATATCATAAATACCATAAACCAAAATGCAATTGCTATTTCCCGGTTATTAAAATTATTTGTAATAAATTCAATCATATAATTTACTTTTTAATTGCGGTATAACTCTATAGTATTTTATCTGTAAATGAGCAAAAAAATAATTAGATACTGAATAACCTTAAGTCTCATTTGCAGCCGAGTTCACTTTATAATTTTCTTAAACCAAAACTTTTTTATATAAAACTTATTTCATGGAATAACTATATCCACTTGCCTGCCCGCCGAAGCTGTATTCTAGCGTAGGAGGGACTTTTTACTTATTAAATATGTTATGTTACGTTTTAGATAATTCACTTTTTAAACTTTCGAAAATATTGATTGTCCTTTTTTCATCAACCTTTCTTAGTTTGCGTAGCGAATGTCTTAAACTAGATGTTTCCGATTTTGTAGCTAACCTTGTCAAAAATTCTATTTCTAGTGACTTATAAATGTCTTTTGCTAAATGTTTGTCAGACTTATTTAAATCTGAAAGACTATTGGCAATTTGAGCTAAAGTAATATTTTTACCTTTCAAAAGTGTTTTCTGCCAATCGATACTTGAAGATATTCTTTGAACTAAATCTTTATCAATACTTTTCAATTTACTTAAAGATCGTCCAATGTTTTGTAATTTTTCATTTTGTGCCTTTATCAATATAACTTTTTGGGGTATGCCGTTAAATATATTTAACGCAAGTTCTCTATTTACAATGCTAATATCTGATAAACTGATGCATAGTTTATTAAAATCTATTGATTTTGCGCGTTTTGAAAACAAACTGGAATTTATTGAATTAATAATTTCTTTCAATTTTGTCTTCTGCTCGTCTATCTTTCTGAAATTTTTAAGAGCGTTACCTAATTTCTGCAAGGTAGTGTTTTTATTATGAATTTTGTTTAAATATGTCTGTGTATCAAGTGCATAATAAATTTGAATAGTCTTATTTTCATTAACAAGAAACATTTCACTTAAACTATGAGCTACTTGTTCAATGGTGGATATAGACAGTAAATTAATAATATGATTATTGTCTAATTTTTCAAAAATGGTTTTTGTTTTTTGAATATGTATACTGTTGAATTCATTGAGGGAACGACCCATACCTTCAGCGGTAGTTTCATACAATTTGGAAATTAGTAAATCGTTATCTATCGATTGATAAATTATCGATGAATATTCGGAATCAATTTTTTTTAATTCACACATTGCCTTGCTAATATATTTTATATCGGATTCAGATATTTTTTTTACAATTATACTTTTATCAATTTTATTAAAAATACGCGTGGTTTTTAATTTATCTACATAGAACAATTCGCTAAAACTTTTACCGATATGAGCTAGTGAAGATTCTGCGACTTTGGGAATAAGTTCTTCATCATTAAGTTTGGAATATATTTTACGACCAATAATTGATTGGCCGGTCAATTTATCCAACTCACGTAAGGAATTAGCTAGCAAATGTAATTTAGTTTTACGAGCACTCTCCGTAAGTTCCTCGATTGAGAAATGTTTAATTACTTCTGATGCTTTTTCAGATGCAGTTTTGCTGAGTTTGATAAGACCAACGGAAAGACTGGCAAGGCTTAATGAACGGAAATTATTTACCCAAGTTGATGTTGGTATTTTATTAAAAAGCTCTTTTGCTAAATTAAAATTGCGTTGTTGGATACGATAAAGTATAAATAATAGGTTTAAGCTGTACCCGCAATTATTAAAATAATTAACGAACATTTCAAATATTTTCTGTTCTTGTAGTAATTTTATCGCAATTATATGACCGTGACTATTAATCAAATTATGAAAAAGATTTTCAAGATTTAATGGATAGTCATCGAATGAAAGTAAATAGTTCCTAATCTGAATATATATAAAATCATCCAAAACCTTATATCGTTTGAAAGATGTATGAATAGTAAACGAGTTTAATAAAAGTTTGGCGAATGAGGAATGATAAAGATAGAAATAGTTCGTACTTGGGTGTTGTCTGATAATTCCATTTTTTAACAAGTCGTTCAATTCAGCGATTTCGTTTTCTTTTGCTTCATAATATATCTCATATTTATAAAGAGAAGAGAGTAATAAAAGTTTATCATACGGTTTATTTGCTAAATACTTGTGAAATAATTTTTTAAATATTTCTTTCTTATCTAGTTTGTCTAGCCTTAAATCTTGGGTCCAAAATTCAAGATTGTAAAACAATGTAACTAGATTGTTATGAGAATTGTTTATAACAAACTGAATATTGCCAATTTCGAAAATCTTAGAGTATTTTGATTCTAAGTACGCTTTATATTTCTGGATTATACCGGACGCCTTTTCATCAAAATTTTTTGACGATAATGTAAAGTAGTTATCTTGAAAGAAATCTAAAAAATTGACATCATCATATTCGCTAATGAAATAATTCTCTTGTTCCGAACTGCGAGATAAAAAGAGAAAATGAATATTTCTATATTTATCCAGGTTCTGACAAATATAAGATGCGTCAGATATATTCATATGACAATTATCTGCAATAACTAATGGATTTTCAACATTATTCAAAAACAACAAGTCTTGAATTAACAAATCTGGATTGCGCAAATTATCAAATCTAAAATAATAGACAGAATAACCTAGTTTTATAAAATCACTTCCAACTTTAAAGCCTATTATTGTTTTCCCGCTTTCTGGACTTCCGGAAATCAGAGCGCATTTAGATAAATTCTGAGAAAATACTGTTTCAATTTTATTTATAATCTTTTTTTCGGCTTCGGGGAAAAAGAATAAGTCATTATCATATAAAAATTTAAGAGGATCATTAGGCGAGAGAATATCATTCAAATAAGTATTTAAGCGAGTTACGAATTTGGGAAAAGTGCTTCTTGCGCTAAGATATTTGAAAAACTCTTCTTTGATTGCTGAATTATTATTAAATATTTCTTTGACTTCTTTTTTAATAATCTCAAATTCTTCTGAAAGATCAATTTGGTCAAGACTCAACTTTTCAATAAGTAATTTTAATTCTTTTTCCTTTTGTGCATCAGTGAACGCAAAAAGTGCATCCATTGGGAGACCCAAAAGACTTAGAATTGCTCTTAATAATTTTAGCCATCCTTGTTTGGTGGCTTTGTCTTCTAATTCACGTCTTTTTTCTAACGATACGATCATAATTGATTATTATAAAGTAAACATAACAGCGTGTTATGTTAAATATCCAGCAACGCCGAATACCCTTAATAAATTGTATGTATTATAAATCTTTTGTTATGAATACCAATCCACACCTTGCATGCCCTCAAAAAATTTTAACTGAACGTTGAAGGGACTTTCATGCATATTGAGGTTATGCTTTTATTATTCTTTTCCCAATAAATAATAGTCTTCATTTTAAAATTTAAGCTGAAGTAAATGATCAAGATTATCGCGACCAAATGTGCTATATGTAGCCGAAGTATTAGTACTGAGGTTATTATCAATATTAGCATAAAGCACTGTCTCTTCATTGTAAACAGGACCAACTAAGTACTCACCCCAAGGTGAGATTATTCCGCTCCCACCAATAAAATCAATCTCACATTTTTCTTCTTTTGAATGTTCCGTTGTCACTTGACATGATACTAATGTGAAAACTCCATTTTCTATTGAAGTTATACGTGCAGAGGCATCAACAGCATGTCTAAGCTTTGAATGATTTACCCATAAGGCGCAATGAATCTCTTCCCCCAACACACCCAGACTATGTCTATAAAGAGGATTGAAATGTTCAGCACAAATTCCAATACCAATTTTCCCAATTGATGTATGGAATATCTTTATATCAGCTTTGTCCCCTTTTCGAAAAAACAGTAATTCATTTTTAACAGGTGTTAACTTTCTGTGAGTACCTAGCAATTCACCAAAACTATTTATTATTATGGATGAATTATATATAACATTGTTGTGGAGAGAGTCTTTTTCGCTAAGACCAAATACGATGGTAATATTGTTCTTTTTAGCAGCATCCATTAAAGAAGCTAAATATGGATTATCAATTGATAAGCTAGCTGCAAGATATTTTTGCCAATGCGAATAACTAGTTTTTTGTTCTCTTGGATTATTAAGATTAATCCAATTAGGATAGCCGGCTATTACTAATTCAGGGAAAACAATTAATTTCGCACCCTTTGAACCAGCTGCTAAAATATATGAAATCATTTTTTTGATTGTTTTTTGAGGGTCTAAGTATGAAGGTTCAATTTGGGCAACAGCAACACATTTGTCTGTATGACTCATTCTGATAAATCCTTTAAGAAAAAATGGATAAGATCTATTGTTGAGGAGATAGAAATTGAAATAAAACTCAGAACCATTAGAATAAAAACATTAGCGGCAAAATCAGTTTCACTTCTTAACTCACCTAAAATGTAACCAAGGCCATTATGTATTTGACCTCCACTTAATACATCTTCTAAAACAATTACTAATATGAAAATTAGAGCAAAAGTCGTTTTAAATTGAACGATAGACCTGAGCGCCAACCATATATAAAAGCCCTTTGCAATAATCTTTTTTTGATTCACACCATTTATTTTAGCTAAATTGAAAACTGGAGAATTAAGAACTTTTGACATATTTTTATATAGGCCAAGGGTCAAAATCGGTGATGTTGAAAAAGTTATTGCTATATAGAAAACCATTATAGAATTTAGTGATAAGAACGGTAAAATAAGTAATGGGTAAGCCCATGCAGTCGCAGGTATTGTTCTTAATGATTCACTAAAATGGTCTAAAGATGCCAAACCCCATTTTCTTCGATGCAATACCACGATCAGAATAAAAGAATATAATACAACTAATAATATAGAAATACAAAAACGTATAACTGTATTTAACAATGATACCAATAGGAAGTGAGGACCGGATAAAGGATTAATGCCAGTTATATTTGATAAAGAAAGCATTGTATTTTCATAACCAAAGTGGGATGTAGGAACGCAGAAAAATATAATTAGATAAAGCAAAATTGTTATAATAAGTATAACGAACCTATTTAGTATTGTTTTCAATCTAGGGTGAAAATCTTCAAATTTTTTCGTGATATTCATGTTATTTCGTATTTGATTAACTTTGAATGCGAATCAAGTGCTTCACATCTTTGGACGAAAACAAAACTTTGATCAATGACAGTATCGTCATGAGAAACTAGGAGTATTGAGCCCCCATCATAAACATATTCTAAAAGTATTTTTAGAATTATTTTTTTAAATGCGGGGTGTTGACTTGAGAATGGTTCATCCAGTAATATTAAGTTTTGTCGACCAATACCCAACTCTTTGACAATCGAAAGCCTTTGCTTCATACCACCACTTAATTTATGGACTCTGTCATGAGTTTTACTGAAATCTGAAATTAGTTCGCAATGAGTGTTAATAGGCGAATAAAAATTTGCATTGTTTTCTACACTTAGCCAAGGAAATAAACTATCTTCATATTTTTGTTGAACTAATCCAATTTTTGACCATGTAAAAGCCCAGTGTGATTGTTTACCTTTTATATAATTGGGTCGTAAATTTGCCATTTCGTATAATATTGACGATTTGCCACAGCCATTTGGACCACGAAGAATTGTGATTTTATTTTTGTAGAACTTTATACGGCCTGAATTAAAATTTATCGAATCCCCAATTATAAGATCAGGAAAGACAAACTCATTTATCAACATCTATTTACCCATATAAAATGAATCTTTCCAATTGATAGAACTATCCAGTTTATTCATTGAAATCAAACTTTTTACTAGGGTTTCCATTTCATGACCAATTAGTTCTTCACCCATAATAATTGGTTTTAACAGCATTCTGGGAGTGTAATGAGTCAGAAGAGAAGTGTATTTAGTCAAGGCTTGAATAGTGATTGGATTATTTGATGTAATCGACTGCCCCTCCTTTTTGAGGCATGAAATAAGATCATTAACAAATTTAGGATTTTCGAGATAGAATTGTTTTGAAATTGCTAAACAACCACCTGGAAAATAGTTCCCCTGTATTACAAATTTCGCCAGAAGATTAATGTCATCGTAAAGATACTCTGCTTTTCCATCGACTACTGCTTGTACACCAATTGGTTCTAATGTAACTAATGCGTCAATTTCCTCTTTTTCTAACTGATTGATTTGAAGGTTTGGTGCGATGGGTGTTATATAAATGTTATTAGAATTTAATTTAAGAGAGTCTAAGACTATGCGTGTGTAACGTGGGAAAGTAGCTCCTGGCCAGCAACCTATCATTGTTTTTTTACCAGAATTAAGTAAACTTATGTAATTTTTACTAGAACCAGGAGGTATAAGAAAGCAGGGAACAGATTCAAATATACCGATAACAATTATCTTATCAGGATGTTTTTCAATTTGTGAAAGAATTTCCGCCATTCCACAAACGAGAGCAACTTGAACCTGATTTCTAACCAAATCAAGAGCTAACAAATCACTAGATTTATATTTACGTGTTTTTATTTTGTAGTCACTTAAACAGCTTGATTCAAGAACATGAAATATAGATGCACCAGACGCGGATGGTACAAAACCAGTTTCTATATCTTTAAGAACTTTTGAGTCATTACAGCCTAGCAAAATTATAAAAGCAAAAATGATATAAAATAACGATATAATTTTATTCCTTGTAGTCATCATTATTCACCAATTTTTTCTTGAATAGTAAGTTATCTAAACTCGGGGAAATCTGTTTTAATACAACTGTAGTAGTTAGACCGTTAATTAGATATTTCTGATCATTAAATTCAGGATACATTGCTGCCTGTGCTGCTGATTCTAAGTCAAGATTGTATGAAATATTGAAGTTAATTGAGAGTGGATTATCGAGAACAGAGATATTTGCAACATTTCCGTCTTTATCTTTAAATTGATCCCAGATATCCTTAAGGTTTCCAGAGTGCCAAGATAATTTATATTCAGATATAGGTAAAAGGCGAAGGTCCCGAAATGTTTTTGTTACAGGACGTGATGCTGGCAAGCTGTACTCATCCTGATAAATAATTTCAACAAATACATTTACGGTTTTAGGGACCAGGGTATGCTCTGTTTTGTAGCAATACAATTCTATGTCTAAATAATTAATACTTGGAATGTGAGTTACGACAGCTTCCCACTGTACTAATTCTTTTATAACTTTATCACGAAGATTTACTTTTTCTTCCTTATTTGATTCATCTTCTCTGATTGACAATGTAATAAGAATTGTTGTTGTGGCAATGAAAATACCAGCGATAGTAATAAAATATCCACCAAGAGTATTCCAGAAACTAGACTTTGATCTAGAAATTTTAAAAGCTCTTCTGATTGACAAAAATGCCATGAGAATTGAAAAAAATGATAAGAATAAAAATAAGACTGATGGGAAGTCGAGATATCCAATCATTCAATTATCCTCAATTATTCCTATAATGTAAAGACATGCATCAATTTATGAGTATATTAAACGAGTTAAATTTGCACCCTAAAATCAAAATGAAATAGACGAAAATTTTAAATTAATGAACTAATTGGAATAAACAGCTTTTTGTAATTTAAGAAGAAGATAAATATAATTTATTACAAAAATCATGAGTAGTAGGTTAGACTTTGAGTAAATAAATGCATACAACCCTAATAATATATTATAGATATTAACATAATAAAATATCTTTAAAATGTACACTAAAAAAGTAGAAAACAGAATTTCTCGGTACGCTGAAGATCAGGCGGACAGGTCGGAGGACAGGCAGAGTCCAGAAGATTGGTTCAGACCCAGTTAATAGCATAAAGTGCATTCAACAGGTTACGAGTTAAACAAATAAATTCGTTTGTGTTTATAATCCAGGTGGCTGTCGATGTGAACCCAAGAAACATTCTTTTCCATTCTGTGAATGTGTGGGAATAAATTTTGATTCTCTAAAATTTGCTTTCTGATTGTAGATGAAGCAATAACTGGAGAATGAAAATCAATAGCACGTCCGAACTTATGCTGAGAGAGTTTGGCACCAACGGAAGTAAATGGATCACGATAACCACGATTTTGAAATGAACCACCGAATTTCTCAGAATTGATCGCTATGCGACAATTATTAATATAAATTGGTACATCGAAAAATTCTCTAATAGCATCCATTGTTATTTTCAATTCATCAGAGACAAACAAAAGCGAATCATCACCATAGATTTTGAAAAGCTTTTCAGAAACAAATTCATATGGTTTGAAATATTTTGGAACGTACATAGAATTACCTATTTAAGTAAAGAAAAGACTAAAAGGACAAAAAGGACTGCCGAAGAATAAAACCAATTGTCTTTATAAAAAGGAATTGGTTTCTCAATTACTTTTACTTCTGTTAAAGTTATTGTTTGTGTGATTATTTTTTGTTTTATATCTGCAGCGATTTCAAAGTAGTTAAGCGGTGGGAAGAAATACTTAACAGAGATCTTCGAGCTGTCTTTCCGGAAAGTTGTATCTGCAGAAGCGGAAATAATCATAGAAGAATCCGCTAAATAGGAAGTGTCAAGTTCAGCGGAAAGTTTAGGAATATAAACTGTGTCGATTTGTAGAACAGTATCGGGTTTGGAGTAAACTGTATCGATAGATTGACTGATTAGGACTGATCCGTCTTCGCTTTGCTTCGACGCGACAGGTTGATTACATGAACGAATGATTGAGTCTGAGATTAAGAGTAAGATTATGAGTAAGATTAAGATAACTATTGTTGAACTTGATTTGGTCATCGGCTGGTTTGTTATTGAGTTATTAGATAGATTGAAAGGACGATAAGGACTAAAAGGGACTTGAATAATAAATGAGGAATATACTTATCGAGTTTTAACCAGAAGCAATCCATATCCCAACTACCCTCGCAAGTACCTAGATATTTCCAGTTGATGCCTCTTTGTCTACCGATGTTAACCATTGAATCAAATAAAAGTACACCGATAAAAACAGAAAGGAAAAAGAGAAGCAATAATTGTATAGGGGGTACAAAAGGAAACAATGCGAAGGGATAGGCAAAGTGTAAATACAATCTTAGCAAAAAGAAAGTTGAATGCCATTTTGATTTCCAATAGACGGCTGCTGGTTTATCAGCGTGGAGCATATATTCTAATTGTTTCGCTACTTGTCCATGTGCAATGCCAAGTATTATATAAAACAAAGACCAAAAAATAATTGTGAATATTAAAAACATAATAAACCTTTATTTAGTTTCTGCGAATTTCTGTAAAGCTTTAGGCGCGAATGCACCGAATATAAAAAGAGAAACAAGCGTAACGGATTCCGGAGTGATGCGATCCAGAAAAAGAAGTAAACCGGAAATCAGAAGAGCAGCAACAAGAGCGATGAAGGACATTAATCTCATAGAAGATTTATTTCCGTTATCGTCTGACAAATAAGTTTTGTCAGAATTGATCCCTTTGGGACAAGGCTGAGGATTTTCAGAATTGTTTTGCTCAGTATGTTTGCATTCGAGAATTATTTTATTTGACATAATAAACTCTAGAAAAAATCTGCCCGGACATTCATCCGGACAGACGGGAATTAAATAATGGATCTAAAAAGAGGTACATGAAAAGAACTACTTTTCCCGACCCGTCCGACTTTGTCGTTCGAGGCAGGAGGAAACGTTAAAAAAGATTAAGAATGTAATAAATAATAACCTCTACCAATGGGGAAAGATACATTTACGCGTATATCAGAAAATTTAAAATTATCAGAAATATTATTTGTGGATGTATTTGTAGCAATTAGCTGAATAGATGATGTCTGAACAATTATATCTAAAAAGAGATTTCGATTACCAACAGTATCCCAAGTATAGGTACGGAAAATATTTGACGGACTTGGACCAAGAGTTTTATTAAGTTCCACCACCCAAATGTGATAAGAAGGATGCTTAGATGCAGAAACATTGGAGAATAATTCATCACCAAGATTAGACTTAAACCTTGCTTCTAAAAGAGTTGGAGTTATTTGAACAACTTGAATACTAAACTTGATTTCATAGTTTAAGATATTTGATTGAGAATTAATATTAAAAAACTTACCACCACCGGTATTGTTAATTCTTGGATTGCCTTCAAAGTTTAAAGTTATTACCTCGTTGTTGTCATAAAAAGTACCGTTAGAACTAGAGCTAGTTATAAAGACATTTGAAAGGAATTGCCAATTAACATTATCTTTAAGTAGAATGGAATTATTACCCAAATCATAAGTACCGGGAAAAACAAAAATAAGATCACCGGATTGAGCAGCGTTTGCTGCATCAAGCGGAGAGGTAAAGGCGCACTTATCCGGACCAACAGTAAGAACATTAGATGGTCGAGAAAGTAAATCTTTGAAAGAATTAAAACCTTGTCCTTGCAAGGTTGGACTAATTTTTCTCATTTGGAAACCTCAAAAATTATTAAAGTTGTGAAGGGTGCAGGAATCTCCCATAGGGATGCCTACGGCAGAACCTACGAAGCCCGGCTTATGAGACCGGGTGGGAGACCACTCCTACCCAACTAAAAAACTACCCTCCTTCGTTAAAACTACGGAGGGTTTCATTTCAATAAAACACGAATTACTTCATCTGCACCGGTTGCTGAGTCCATTGCGTAACCATTGATTTCGCCAGCGACTTTAGTAACGGCTTTACCGCTTGCATCTGATTCAACAGGATCTTCCTCGCTTACTGCACCACCAGAAAGAACAAGAGCAATACCAATGCAAGTAACAGGCATCTGCTCACCTTCCGGAGTTTTGGCATGAGAAACTCCGAGAGCTTTATTGCCGGCACCACAAAGAGCACCGCTGAATCCAATGAATAAAAATGGATCTGTGTCAGCCGAAGCTTTAACGGAAGTAATTAAAATTGGTTGTTCTGTTTTCATTTTAGATACCTATTTAATTTGCGAATTAGCGAATTGACGAATTAAGTATTGTCGAATTTGCGTATTAACGAATTCGTCATAAAACGACTATTTCTTTTTTGATTTAGATTTTGTTGTTGATTGAGTTTCATCAGCAACGGGAATTAGAATGTTTTGATTACTTTCATATTCTTGCTTATCGACATCAATGGTTTGACCTTCCCTTATAAGTTTACCTCGATGGCGATAATCAGAGTTAGTGATTTTTACTTTCATGTAAATGATCTCCATTATTTGAGATGTACATATAAATTATTCTTCATTGTTCTTTTGTGTACGATGATAAATATCTGTAACGGTGTGAGAACCTTCCCATACTTTTCTTTGTCTTGAAACAAAGAAAAGTATCAAAAGAAAATTCAAGTCTGAAATAAATTGTCGGAAAAACAGTTTTCTCCGCTTAAAGAAAATAAACTCCACCGCCAAAGGACGGCGGTGTCAAACAGATTTTCTTTAGTCCAAAAGACGGACACGCTCCTAAAACAGTTTTTCTGTTTCGACAATTTATTTAGGCCGGTTAAAAACCAATATTTTTTTACGCCAAATTATTTTTGGCCGTTTTGAACATAATTTTTAAGAACAGTATTACTCTTACTCATTAGTATCATTAATTAAATAGCCGGCTTCTGCACCAAGGATTTTCACATCAAAAATATCTGTAGTTCTTACGACTTCGATTTTTCCGGATTCTTCATAACGGTCAACCATAGGCATATTCTTTTTTCTTAGTGTGTAACCGAAGGAAGGTTCATAAATAGATCTTTCGATGTTCTGAGATTTTTCCGGAACGTAAGCAAGGATTACATTGTCTCCCCAAATATCTTGGAAATCACCTTCATCATCGGCGTAAACTGCGGAACCGACAACAATATTAGGTATATCTAAAAGAGATTTAAGTAGATCGACAGTAACAACAGCGGCGGATGTATAAGCTATACGATCGATAATTTTAGGATGCTCTTTAAGAGCAGCAAATGCTTTAGCACCAAATAAAGCAGTGTTAGGATAGGCTGCAATTTTAGAACGGATTTGTTCTTTAGCATCTTCAAAGATTGGGATAGGATTTGAAGTCTCGTTAGTGAATTTATCACCGGCACCAAGAGTAACTTTGTGACCGACGGGAAAACTATTTAAGTCTTGCACAAGATCAGCTGCTTTCTTTTCCAAACGAAGTGATATACCATCGGTAGTTACTTTTGTTGCATGTTGTTGAAGATTAATAATATCTTCATCGGCTTCACGGTAATCAATCGGATACTCAAGATCATGTTCGGTAAGAACATAATCAATAGTTGATTTATCAGCTGGATTAATTCGGTTAGATTTTGCTCTAATAGCTCTTTCGGTATTATAGACTTTGAAAGATTCTTTGGTGAACTCTAAGATTTCACCCCCTTCTTTTGATACAATAACAACCGGGAAGAGAGCACTTGAAACATGCACAGCATTATTAAAACCACGCGCAATTGTGGTTAATACCGGGTCAATAACTCTTTTCTTTTTTAATGACATTGAAATATTCCTTAATTAATTGACGTATTTAGACAAACTTTTTTTTACAAGTTTTTTATCCTTTTCAGGTTTTTCATTCTTCTGAGAAGGTTTACCTTTAGATAAATTTTTCTTCTTACTACTTTTCATTGAGCACCTTATGAAAAGCTTCTTCATAAGAAAGTTCATTTTGTTTCATAGTTTTAACAATAGTTTCATGAAGTGCTGCGGATTCCGGATCGAGTTCATAATCATCAAAAGAATCATCCTTTGTTTCTGCTGCTTCAGGTTTAGTTGCAACATCTTCAAGTTGAATAATCTTAGGAACAGAATTAACGAACTCGGTAAGTAGGTTTTGCAAATCACTTGATAAAGTATGCTGATCGGTTTCGGCAAAGTTTAGGGTTTCAAAGTAATTAAGAATAGCAACAATCTTTTCTTTCATTGCAGGAGTTAAAGAACCGTAAGCAACTTTTTCAGTAAGCATTAATTCAAAATTGGAAACATCAATCTTAGCTCTAAGATCACTCATTTTATTATGAAGTTTTTCAATTTCTTCTTTGTTCTCTTCCATGAATTGGAGATTGGATTGAGAATGAGAAGAAACAACATTCTTAAAATCATTGATTACTGTTGTAAGAGTGTTGGAGAGATTTTCGAAGTACTCTCGAATTTCCGTCCCGCCATCAGTGGCTTCGCCACGGCGGGATGTTGCAAAAGGCGCCCCAAATTTTTGAACATCTGTTTTTTCTGTTTCAGTGGATTGTGCTTCGTCTTCGTGAAGAACAGATTCTTCATCTTGTTCTCCGGATGGATCACTAAGTGAGATTTCTTCATTCAATCCGTCAGATAACATTTCTTTATCAAATTCAAAGTTTGTTAATTCTTGCTCATCGTTAAATTCAATATCTGCTAATCCTTTGACTGCCGGAACGGTGGCGCCAAGAAAACCGACATGATTTAATAAACCATCTTTGGTTAAACTTATACTGCGTTTTAAGAATTTCTTTTCTTTAACAGCGTCAACAAATTCACTAACCAAGTTTTTAGCTTGGGCGAAAAGACGATCACCTTCAACAAATAGTTTTTCAATCCATCCATAAGCAGGCGCATTGGATTTCGGGTGCCCGATTACAATAGGTGCTTCATGTTCGGAGTTGTTATAGGTGTCTGCAATGTTCCGGAGATCTTCTGCAGTGTAATCTTTTGTGATACCGTTTGTGCTTGTATGAGAGCCGGTTCTAAAAATTTCAAAAGGTTTCATAGATATTATCCTTAAATTTCGATGTTAACTTGTTGTTAATTTCTGTAAACTTTTTCAAATAATCAAGCAATTAATGTAAATTACTGTAAACTTTTGTAAACTTTAATTATGAAAAAAGGATTAACAGATAAGCAGAAAAGATTTGTTGAGGAATACTGTATTGATTTCAACAAAACACAGGCAGCGATTCGTGCGGGATATTCCAAAAATAGAGCTGCGGAGATTGGTGGACAGAACTACAGAAAACTACATGTCAAAAAAGCAATTGATCAACGGATAAAGAGGCGGAAAAAGAAATTAGAAATAACCGAAAAAGAAATAATTGCTGAATTGGCTAAGATCGGATTTTCTGATATGTCGAAGTATTATGAACCGGGTTTCGAATTAAAAGATATAACAACACTTCCGAATGAATTTACTGCAGCAATTAAGGAAGTAGTAAAGATAGATAACGACAAAGGAACTCGAATTGGTATCAAGTTTTATGCAAAAGTGCATGCCTTAGAATTATTAGGTAAGCATCTCGGGATGTGGAACGCAGATCAGAGCGATAAAGACTGGAACATAACAATAGACTACATAACAAAACCAAAAGTAAAATGAAGCAGGCATATTATACGGTGGCATATCACGATATCCAAGAAGAAATTTTTTTTGAAGATAAAGAGAAAAGATTTAAGGTAATTGCTAAGGGTCGCCGGTTTGGATTAACACATGGATTTGCAAAACATGTTATTGATCAAATGTTAGCCGGGATTACACCGGTTCTCTGGGTAGATACGATCTACGGAAATATCGAAAGATATTTTCGCCGTTATTTTGAGCCGGATATTAAAAAGAGTGGAGCAGAATATAAATTCAGGTCAACGCAAAATGATTTAGTAATTCTTAGAAGTATTTGTGATTTCCGTTCTGCTGATAAGCCGGAAAATTTAGAGGGGTTCGGTTACAAGTTGATAATATTAAATGAAGCGGGAATAATTCTTAAGAACAAAAATCTGTGGTTGGAATCTATTTACCCAATGACATTGGATTACAAAGATTCAAAAGTATTTATCGGTGGTACACCAAAAGGAAAGTACCATAAAAACGAGAAACATTTATTTTATGAACTCTTCCACAAAAAAAGTGAACAATGGAAATCTTATAATTATTCGACTTACGATAATCCATTACTCGACAAACAGCAAATAAAAGATTTAGAGGATGACATTCCGGTCCAACTGAGACGGCAAGAAATCCATGGAGAGTTTGCTGATCGTTCTGATGAAGGAATAATTAAGCCGGAATGGTGGAAATACTACACAGGTAACGAATACTCAAAAGAAAAGGTTATTACAAAAGTTGCAATGTGGGATACTGCATTTAAGAAGAATCAAGAGAATGACTTTTCTGTCTGCGGTGTATGGGTTGTAACTGCATCAGCATATTATTTGGATTATGTATTTAGAGCAAGGTTGGAGTTCCCGGAACTAAAAGAAAAAGCGAAGTGGATATATGAAGAACATGGATGTAGAGAAATATGGATTGAAGATAAAGCAAGCGGGATAAGTTTAATACAAGAGTTGAAAAGAGAAACGAGAATTCCGGTAAAAGAAATAATAGCAAATCAGGATAAGATTGAATATGTAAATTCAATCACACCCCTTTTGAAATCCGGGAAAGTATTTATAAAAGAAAGTGAAGAATGGACGGAACCATTTTTACGAGAATGTGAAGATTTTCCGTATGGTGAATTTGATGATCAGGTTGATGTACTTTCTAAATTTTTGAATGAAGCGAAGAATATCAAAATGGAATTTGATATTAATAATGTACGTGCAATAAAAACAAAAGTAAGGAATAAAAGAAGATGAGTGAAATTGAAGTATGGGAAATGAGAGTGCAGGATTCAGAAGTCAGAATTCAGAAGTCAGAAGAAAGCAAAGTTAAATTGTGAATTGAAAAGATGATTAAGAGTAAGAAAGGACTGATAGAAAGTTATTTAAGTAAAAACATTGGTGTTCTGTTCTTTTGTCTTGAAATCCCGATACAAATCATGGGATAGGCGTCGGGACCATCCCATACTTTTCTTTGTCTTGAAACAAAGAAAAGTATCAAAAGAAAATTCAAGGCTGATAAAATATTCCTAAAATTGTTGTTTCATCACTACAGAAAAATAACTCCACCGCCAAAGGGCGGCGGTGTCAAACAGATTTTTCTGTTTAACGCTCTTCAACAACAATTTCTTGGCCCTCCAAAAAGATGGCGGGCAGACGGAATATTTTATAGGCCGGTTAAAAAAAGCAATATCTTTTTACGCCAATTTTTTGAGGACGGGTTTTTAGTAAGAGTAAGATTAGGATTAAGATTAAGAATATGATAATAAAATGAGCAAAAAATATTTTTAGAATTTATAAGGAAAAATAGAATGATGCCGGTAAACATCAAACAATTGACAAAAGAATACGCGACACGGCGGAAGCTGTCGGATTTCAAATCGCTGATGGGGATATTGCCGGATCCGAATAAGATATTGCAGCAAAATAATTACGATTATGAAATCTTCCGTGATTTGCTTACCGATCCACATTTATCTGCAGCAATACAGCAAAGAAAAATGCAGATACTACAAATGCAAATTGAAATCGCCGGTACATCCGAACAGGTTAAACGTGGTAAGAAAGTATTGAATAGAATCAGTACGTTCAAATTTATAAATGAATGTCTGGATGCACTATTATATGGTTTCTCTGCAATGGAAGTAATATATGAGTATGATGAATTTGCAAATGAATTGATAATTACAGACGTAAGTGAAAAACCGCAAGAGTGGTTTATTTTTGATCAGAGAAATGAAATAAAACTTAGAAAGAAAGATAGAGGGATGTATTTATTTGAGGCGGGTGTATCGCTGCCGGATTTCAAATTTATAATTATAAGGAATCAGCCAAGTTATGAAAATCCATATGGTGAAAAGTTACTCGCCAATGTTTATTGGCCGGTAACTTTTAAACGTGCAGCTGTTGAATATTGGCAGGACAGAGTTGAAAGGTACGGACTTCCTTTTCTTGAAGGTGAATATCCGTCTACTGCAACAGATGAAGATATAAAAAAGTTTGAGGAAAGAATTGAAGATATGTTGGAATCAAACATTCTTATTAAAGAGGAAGGATATAAACTAAGTTTCCGGGAACCGGTTAAGTATGATTTAGGAAAGATATTTGAATACATAGCCAATTTTCACAATACAGAAATATCAAAAGCAATTCTATCAGAAACATTAACAATCCAATTAGATTCGAGCGGATCATATAAAGTAGCAGATATTCATAGAGAAATGCTGCGGATGTTAGGAACTGCGGATAAAAGATTAGTTGAACTTGCAATTAATAGATTGCTGCAATTTGATATGTTCTTAAACTTTGGTGAAGTGGAAGCTGCAACTGTAAAACTTAATGAAGCAAAAGACGAAACTGAACGTGGGAATATTGTTGAGATAGTTGGATAGAGATGTTGGAGGCAGAAGTCAGAATTCAGAACTCAGAAGAAAAGCAAAGTTGGAATGTAATTGAAAAGAAGAAGCGAGTAAGATTAAGATTATGATTAAGAGTAAGAAAGGGATAATTAGAAGGTACTTTAGTAAAAACATTGGTGTTCTGTTCTTTTGTCTTGAAACAAAAGAACCAAAAATTCAAGGCTGAAATAAATTGTCGGAAAAACAGTTTTCTCCGCTTAAAGAAAATAAACTCCACCGCCAAACGGCGGCGGTGTCAGACAGATTTTCTTTAGTCCAAAAAACGGACACGCTCCTAAAACTATTTTTCTATTTCGACAATTTATTTAGGCCGGTTAGTATGCTAGGTTCTGCAAAAAGATAATTTTCTTAATTAGGAATTTTTTAAGTATGAAAACAAACCATATTAAAAATTAGAGGGTGATTGGGTGGATGTAAAGGTATAGAGGGAAATGGGTATAATGTGCCGTTTGAGAGGAAGCCCCGCATAAAGACTGCGGGACAGGCGGGATGTCCCCGCTTACTTCGGGGCAAGCGCAAAAAACGCTCCAGAATAATGTCCGTCGGATTTCGCTGTGAAGCGCTCAAGAATGTTTGGGAAACAAGGAAAATTATTTAGAGGGATTAACTATATATGAGTGATAATAGCAAACATTCATTGGAAATATTGAAGTTTGTTTTTTCAGTTGTGATTAGTGTTCTGATTGCTGCACTAGGATATATGATGACAAAGAAATTAGAGGCGATTGAAGATCAGCTCAACAGAATGAACAATGCTATAAATCAACAAATGGTAATCAATAATACATTGGAGTTTAAGATTGATGATCATGAGAAAAGGATAGAAAAGTTGGAGGCGAGGGAATAAGAGAATGGGAGAAAGGGTGCATGGGTGAGGGGGAGAATCGGAGAAGGGGGAATGATGGAATAGTAGAATTTTGGAAAGTTGGGATAATGGAAAAAGGTAAAGATGGAAAATCTCATATTCCCTACTGATTTTTGATGGCGGGTTTATGGCTACTTAGTGGCATCTTTGATTTCTTTGAAAAATATTAAGAAATGATGCAATTGAGCCAATTATGATTCTATTGTGAGCCGATTGAGCCCTTTATGAGCCCTTTAGAACATATACAGTTCCCACCCCAGTTTTGCCTTGTTTTTCAAGTATTTGAAAGTTATCAACAAGTTCAGTTAGATCACGTGTTGAAGTAGCTTTCGACACACCGTAAAGCTCTTGGTATTTTTGATTTGAAATTTTGCCAAATTCATTTGCATAAAGGACAGCTTTTATTTGGCGTGCGTTCAAGCCGAGTTTTTTTAGTTGTTCTTCGGTTAGGATATCTTTGAAGATTGTAACTTGGAAACCGCCGGCTGATTCTTTCATTTCGGGTTCAGGGAGTTCGGCTTCTTTACATGAGTTAATTATTTTTAGTGTTCCTCGTCCCCAAGCGTCGATGTAACCACCTAAGAAACATACATCTGCAATAATGGGATTACGAGGACGGGACGGATGTTCTTGTTTTAATGCTTCGAAGGTTAATCCTTCCGGTAAGATACCTTCGTTCCATATACTTAACTTATCATCATATACTCTTATTTGAATTGTTGCACCGGAATAGTTTTTATGTACTAGCGCATTTAACAACATTTCGCGCAAAGCAGCAGTAGGATATTCACCTTTTTCTATTCTTTGTAATCCTTCGAAGTCTATTTTTTGAGTTAGGAATTTTCTATTTAGCTGCAAAAGAACTTCATCTAAAAGATGAAGTAGATTTCCTTCTACAACTTCTTGAAATTTCAAATCGGTATCGTCTTTACCAAAGCGACCTATTTTAACAGAAATGTTTGGATAGAAACGACCGGGATCTTTTCCGAAAAGAATAATTGCGGCACGTTTTAATTTAGCATCATCAGCAAGTCTGAGTTTTTGTAGAAGTTGAATTTTAGTAAGTCCCTTTGAATCCGGGAGTCTGCCGGATTTTTCAGCTGCATTCAGAAAATTAGAGATGGTGTTCTCATCAATATCCTTTAGTGAAGCTCTATCTTCAATTATATCATCCCAAGTTTTACCGGATTTTTTGAGAATGAAATCATTAAGTGAGTTGCCGGTTAATTCTGTTGTTGTACTTCCACTTCTTATATAATATCTGCCTCTTAAAGAAATAGCTACTGAATATGAAGGAACAACGATTTCAATAAAATGTTTTTGAGCTTCTGTTAATAAATTAACTTCTGCAGTTATGCCAAGATGGTTTTTGATTTTATTAGGCAAATCATCCATTAATTTTTTGTGTTCAGAAATGTCAGTGGATTTTCCTTTATCATCTTTGCCTATGTAAAGTACACCACCTTGTGAGTTAGCAAAGGCACAGATTGTTTTAAGATAATCATCGTGCCAGCTTATTTTGTATTCTATGTTGTGTTGTTCGGGCATAGATTTAATTATTGTGCGACGGAAATATAAGAAAAACGGGAGATATGAGTAACGAGATGTGAGATTTGAGTATCAAGATGTGAGACGTGAGATTTGAGTGTCTTGTCCTGAAATAGGTTGACACAAAAGGAAGGACAAGACAGATGGTAAATCAAAGAAAAACTCTCAGATATAGCGAAGCATTTAAGCAAAAAGTTGTATCTGAGATTGAAAATG